TCACTCCCACATCAATACCTTTGATGGAACGTCGGAAAATTTGGTCTTCAACTGACGCCTAAGACCCCTTGCCAGCGTTTTGTTGGTCCTTGTCAGGATTCCAAGCCTATTAATCAATCTCCGATAAGCGTTAACCACAGAAACTTTTACATGACTCGTTCTAGGCCGCTTTAATAGCAAATCCGCTTCACGAATAATTGCGGCTGTTGCCTTACCGTCATAGAGGGGAAGTATATCTCTCATCCGGGCACGCAACTTTAAAGCTTGAGAATGCTCAAGCCTCGTTAGTTTAGCAACCTGTCCTGAAACTTTATTCCAAAGCTCGTGATATTCATCCCGAAACCTGTCCTTCTGATACTCTCGCTCACAGATATAGACGGAGTGCCGAATCAAATCTCTCTCAGCACGCCGAATTTTTGGGACACCGTGCCCTACCCATACACCTGTGACAGTATATTCAGCCGATAAATCGTCAGACCGCTCGATCTTCGTCTTACTTTTTTTAATGCGTAACTTATGTTCACTAAACAGCCCGGCGACATATTTTATGTAGCCACTGACTTCATCCTGAGAAAGTAACCTACTTGACGATAGCGTCACATCATCCAGAAGACGGGAGTATGTAACACCTTGATTTCTCAGCCTTGAAACAAAGTTATACTCAGAATTGTGAAATATTAGATTAGCTACGTAGCTAGACGTGCACGCACCTTGTGGAACTTTTCCATCTCTAGTAACTATCTTAGACAAGAGATCACTAACTTCATCGGGAAAATTAAAAAAATACTTGAAAATACTTACAACGCTTTCATAAGGAATATTATCGTAGAAATTTCGAATATCTAGACTAATTAAAGATTTTGAGCCGGCATGAATTCGACTATTCTCGATATAGTCGCGAGGATGATCCTCGTCTCTGACCCCACCTTGTAGATAGAAAGGGTAATGGACCTTTTCAAAGAGTCTTGAGTTTATTCTCTTTTGAAGCTTCTTAAGCTCATACTTTGGTTCATAGACGTTCCGCTCCTTATCTCCTTTCGTCCTAATGACAAAATGAGTATATGAATCGGTCGCCCGTCCCGCCAGATCATTAAGCAGCTTTGGATGCACACCCAGCGTCTTAGCCAACATGGCCACAGAACCGATGGATGCATGAGGATAATAAGGCTTGTCCTTCGCCACTAGCTTGACCTTTCCGTAGTTATCAAAGCAAAGATTAAGAGTCAGTTAGTTGCTATCGTCTCCCAAGAAGGAGATAAATTTGCGACCAACCCAGCCTAAGAAAGCCATCACGGTCAATCTGAAAGCTGCATTTGAGCCAATTCTTTTCCCCGATGTGCTATCTCTAGCTACTACGGGAATGCTCTTCTTTCTACCAGCCATATGTATTTCAATTTTAACATCGAACATTGCGAAACCCTCTTGTTGTGAAGACAGAGAATTCTGTCGTCACGGCCAGACCAATTGGATTAAGCATCTCAAGGAATATTTGTATTGACTCAAATGGACTCTTAACTTTTACGCCAGACAACGGTCTCAGCGCGTAATCGGAGGAGCGCAGAACACACCACCCCGCGTACGGAGGCTACCGAGGCGCCGGTCATGACCCCAAGGGGTCGCCAAGTTAGGCATCGATTTCCTTGAATATATGACTTTAAAGAGCGGGAACAGGTGAATGCACCTGCTGCCACAAGAATATGGATAAGGAGGCCATGCTGTCAACAAGACATCAAAGAAAATTGAACTTTTGGAGAGAGATGATCTTCGTCTCTGCCGCTGAATTTTCCGGGGGATGCGAATGCATGGCCTGTCCTGTCTACCGGGGCAGGCTAAGTAGTAGAAAAGGGTAGTAGAATCGAAAAAGAGATATACACAAAAAAGCCCCGTAAATCAAAAATTTACGAGGCTTCTGAATGATGGCGGAGAGATAGGGATTCGAACCCTAGGTACCGGTGAAGGTACAACGGATTTCGAATCCGTTTTCTACGTTAATCTTTACAAATCAAAAACCAGTATACCCCAGCGAAATTGGGCACTTTAGCGCCACATGACACAACAGGATTCCACATCATTCGGGGGATCTATTCCCCCAGAATTCCCCCACGATCAAATCACGCCTTGCGGATGCCAAACTGGGACACCTTGACCGTTGAGTTCTGAGCCACGCCAGCGGCCAGGTACAGAAGCCATCTAGCCAAGGTCATCGATATGCACAACACCGTATCAGTCGAGCGCGACAGGCTCGCACTCAAGCTGCGCGAGACAGAAAGCCGGGTGTCCGACCTTCTGCGAAGTGCTGCCGATTCGTGGGGGGAGATCAACACTCAGAAGTATGTGATCGACCAGCACCGGGCCGTAATGCGCGAAGCCGGTATCAGCCCTGAGCGATGGGGCGGTAAGGCCCAATCAATGGGCTGAGCCAGTGACACCTATATAAGAAGCATTGCAGGCCTGTAGCGCTACTGTGAGTCGGTCAGCGTGGCGCGCCAGCTCTCCCGCTCGCGAGTCAGCCCGGCTGAGCAAGTCGGAGAGCACCATTGCGGCACGGGCGGCATTCTTGCCTCGATCGGCAATTCCGGGATCGCTGGGCACGCAACTGGCTGAGGCTGCCAGCTTTCCTGCTTCACTGCGCAGCCGGTCGCCAGAAGCGTCAGCGACAACAGCATCAGCAATCGCAACGGCCTGTTCTTGTCTCGCATCATTTGCCACCTGGTTGGCCGCTTTCTGGCGGCGTTGCTCTTCGGTTCGGTATTCGGTAGTGGTGCTGGCTACGGCCTGCGATTGGGTTTTCAATTCCCTGTCCCACTTCTGCTGCCAGTCCGCCTCGACCTTGTTGGAGCCGTGGTTGAATCCCCACACCCAGCAACTGATCAGCACGGCGACTATTGCCAGTACCTTCCAGCCGTACGCAAAGGGGCCGATCATGCCAACACCTCAAGCGCTCGGGCGTACAACGCCTGCCGATCGGCGAGACCGTTCGTGCCGCCGTTGATGCGCTTGGTGATGGTCAGAAAGTCGCCTTTGTCGGCCAACGCATTCAGCGCTGCCCGGTGCCAGAACCACGCCGCAGACATCGCGGCGTACTGCGCCAGCTCGAGCAATTCGGGATGGTTGATCAGATCCAGGCCCAGCGCCTCGCCGCATTCGGCATAGTTGGCCCGGCCGGTGATCTGGATCAGGCCGCGCCCGCGGTACTTCGAACCATCACCCGCCACGGTATTGCCGAGGTCCTTGCGGCCTTCATAACCCAGCTGCTGAGACGTAGGCCCCCAAATCTCGCGGACGTAACGCAACTGGCCAGACTCATGACCGATCTGGGCGAGGAACGCAGTGATGCGCTCTCGGGTGATGATCTGGTATTTGCCCATGGCGGTGTTCAGGGCTGGAACAAAAACGCCGGCTCTCTGGCCGGCGTTCGGGAGGATCTTCAGCAACTGCTCTGCGGTGATGGGCATTCGGGTTTCTCCAGGCAAAAAAATACCCGCTCGATGGCGGGCCGCTTTATTTATCAGGCTTCAGGTCGGCATTACCGGCCAGTCGATGACTTCGTAGTAGCCGGGCTGGGCGGGTATTCTGTTCAGAGCAACCCGGAACTGCTTCCATGCTTTCAGTGACGCGACCTCATCTGCAGTTGCGTCGTCGATATCGACCGCATCTTGCAATGGCGCGATGGTGTAGTCGGCGATCTTTCGAAGCCTGGCAATTTCCGTGACTACATCGGCAAGCCTCTGTTTCGCGGCTTGTTCCTGCTTCATTTCCTTGGTTATCAGCCGCGACCAGTCGATATTACTCATTGGCCTGCTCCTGATCTTTAGTGGCTTCTTCAGTCAGTCGCATTGTGGAAATAGGCAACGGCTGCGGTAGTTGGATCAGGCCATCCGGAACATTCAATAGTGGGACGGGGAAAGCCTGCTCTTGGCTATAATTCTGCGGAAGCGGAATCAATAGTGTTATCTCTAGCTCTCCGTCATTCAACTCGACGTCGCCCTCCAGCCAGATTGAGGATATTGCCGATCTTGGTAGAGTAGAGCCTTCAAGCATTGCCGAGAAATCAAATGACTCGCCGTTGACAATTACTGTACTTCCGTATTTGTAGGCTTCGAGCGTATCGTCTCTGCGCTGCGGCGTGAGATTGATCTTCATTAGAACCACCTTCCTATAGCCATCAGGCCAAGCCTGTAAACTTGTGAAACACTGAAGTTTGCGGTAATAGTTGCGCGGGTTTCACTGCCTGCAACCATATATCCGCTGATTCTTGAGCACGTGAAATTGTCGCTTGATTCTGCGAATTGTAGGGTTACGCTTATTTCTGCTGCGTTGCCAACAAATGGCATTGGCGGCGTCCAGAATGCTGTAGCGGTAATCCCTGCACCGGAAGGACCAAAAGCATAAGCACGATTCCAGCAGATCTGGGTGCCATCTCCAAACCTTACAAAGTTACCATTGGTGTTGCTTCCAGCCTCCACAACATTGCGACCAGCCAACTGAAGCCCGGAAGCGTTAAAAACCCCCGCAGAGGTCAGCGTGGCGACACCGGTACGCTCGGTGTTATTCGCGTTTACGGTGCTGAATGTGAATCCGCCAGTACCGCCACCCTTGTTGCAAACGAATGCAACCTCACCGCTAAAGCCAGGTACGTAACCTTCGTTCCAGCCCATGTAACCGCCCTGGGTGGCCGTAACGGAAACTTGTGAAACCTGAACGTTCTGGAATTTTGGCGCGTACGCACCACCCGTGGACGGCATCGCCCCTAGTGCGACGAGAAGCGCCGCATTGCTCGAAACCGCAACGCCAGTCCCGCCCTTGTTCAGAGGCAGGATATCGTAGTTGCCCGTCGTGCCGAGGGCCGCCAGCTTGTCGCCGTACTGCAAAACCAAAGCGCGCAGCCGGTCGGCAGATTCCTTGACGTAGCCCTGCAGCGGAGCCAGCGCATACCCGCCAGCGCCGTTGGTAGCACCCTG